TGACATTCGATATTTCCCGGGAGAAGTACAGGAAAGGGAGAGCAAAATGAATGCGGTGGCGGAAAAGCTGATGCTGGTGCTCGAATATGTCGAGACAGAGGCGGGTCTGCTCCGGGGCACGAAGCTGCATTACGAAAAGACGAATGGGGTCCTCCATTTTTTCGTAAATTACAACATGCATGTCCGCAGGGACATCCCGAAAGAGGACTCCATGAATGAACTGACCGCCGAAAGCGGTCTGAAGGAGTGATGAATACATGACAGGAAAGAAAACTGTTCAAACAGACGTCAATGCCGGAACTTTCTCGAAGATGCAGGTTCTGACATCGGAAAAATACGCCCACAGACGTGATATTGTGAGCGTTTTACTGGAGGAGGATAAAGAGTATTCTGTGGATCAGATCGATACTCTTATCAAAGGATTTATGGAAAGGAAGGTGCAATAATATGGCTTTAGGTGGAGGAAATTTTCTGATGCAGAACAAAGTGATCCCGGGAGCCTATCTCAATTTTGTGTCTGCTGCAAGATCAAACGCGCAGCTTTCGGCTCGCGGTTATGTTGCGATACCGCTGGAACTCGACTGGGGTCCCGACGGTGAGGTGTTCGCGGTGGAGGCCGCGGGGGTACAGGCAATCGCCTTGAAGACGTTTGGTTATGTCAATACCCGTGAAAATCTGAAAGGAATCCGGGATCTGCTCCGGACTGCGAAGACGCTTTATGCCTATCGGATCAACAGCGGAACGAAGGCGGAGAACACGTTCGCTACGGCCAAGTATACCGGTACCCGGGGCGACAGCATCAAAATTGTCATTTCGGCCAACGTGGACCATCCCGAAGCGTTTGATGTCAGGACCCTCTTCGACAATGCGGAGGTGGATTCTCAGACGGTAACCGCGGCGAATCAATTGGTCGGCAACGATTTTGTGGATTTCAAGGCGGGCGCTACTCTGGCCGCGACAGCCGGACTCAGCCTTACGGGAGGTACAAACAAGCCGTCTCTTTCCGGGGCGGATTATCAGGCGTTTCTCGATAAGATTGAAAGCTATAGCTTCCATGTCCTGGGGTGCCTGGCGACAGAGGCTGATATCTGCAATCTGTTTACGGCCTTTACAAGCCGGCTGAGAGATGAGATCGGAATCAAGTTTCAGACCGTGCTTTACAAAACGGCGGCTGATTATGAAGGCGTCATTTCCGTCGAAAACAAGGTGGCGGATTCCGGATGGCCGGTTTCGGCAGCGGTCTATTGGACGGCGGGAGCAGCGGCCGGCTGTGCAGTGAACCGCTCCAACACGAATAAGGTATACGACGGAGAGTTCAACCTGGATGTCAACTACAAGCAGAGTGAATTGGAGGCGGGAATCAAGGCCGGAAAGTTCATGTTCCACAAGGTGGGCGATGAAATCAGGGTCTTGGAGGACGTCAACACGTTTGTCAGCTTTGACCTGGAAAAGGGCAGCGACTTTGCCGGTAACCAGACGGTCCGCGTTTTAGATCAGATCGGCAATGATATCGCAGTTCTTTTCAATACGAAATACCTGGGGAATATTCCGAATGACGAATCGGGCCGGATCAGCCTCTGGAACGACATCGTCAAACATCATCAGGAGCTGCAGAAAATTCGCGCCATTGAAAACTTTGCCGCCGAAGATGTCATCGTGGCTCGCGGCGAGACGATGAAGGCTGTCGTTATCACGGATCATGTGACGCCGACAAATGCTATGGCGCAGCTTTACATGACAGTCGTGGTTCAGTAGAAAGGAGTGTAACAAATGTTAAGCAATCAGATCATGAATGCGAAGGACACGGTCAGCGCTTCCCTGGCGGAGTGCTTTGCAACGATAAACGGAAACCGGTACAACCTTATGCAGGCGATCAACCTGGAAGCGAAGTTTGAAAAGACAAAGTCAGAGGTGCCGATCCTGGGAAGGACCGGGAAGGGAAACAAGACGACGGGATGGAAGGGAACCGGCTCTGCAACGTTCCATTATAATACGTCTATTTTCCGGGAGCTGCTGTACTTATACAAGGAGACCGGCCAGGACGTCTATTTCGATATCCAGGTGACGAACGAGGACCCGACCAGCTCGGTGGGGCGTCAGACGATCATTTTCAAAGACTGTAACGTCGACGGCGGAATCCTGGCTAAGTTTGATGCCGATGCCGAATATCTGGACGAGGATCTCGATTTCACCTTCGAGGATTTTGAGATGCCCGAAAAGTTTTCCATGCTGAACGGGATGATGTAATCGTCTCCCGTTCTGAGCATAATGATGTAATCCCTGATTGGTGGATAGGGCGAAGAGCCTGAACGTGCGAGCCTCCTGCGCATTTCCACCAATTTTTTAGGAGGCTATTGATGTGAAGGAGAGTATGAAATGAGCAATTTAAGCGCTTTTTTAAATCAGAATGCGATGAAGCAGAAAAATATCAGGCTTGCGGTCTCGCCGCGTTTTGTCGATGAAGACGGAAATCCCGTCGAGTGGGAAATCCGCAGCCTTACGCAGAATGAGAGCAAGAAAATAAAGAGTGACTGCACGAAAAGAGTCCCCATCCCCGGCAAAAAAGGTATTTTCACATCGGAAACAGATGTGGATACCTACCTGTGCAAGGTGGCCGTGGCGTGTACCGTATTCCCAAACCTCAGCGACGCGGGACTTCAGGACAGCTATGGGGTCATGGGAGCCGAGAGTCTGATCCAGGAGATGCTTCTTCCCGGAGAGTACGGCAGTTTTCTCGAAAAAATTCAGGAGATCAACGGATTTGACGTCACCTTTGATGAAAAGGTGGACGAGGCAAAAAACTGATCGAGGAGGGCGACTATGAGGCCAACATGGCCTATTACGTCCTCCACAAGTTTCACGTGCTCCCAAGTGTCTTTTTGCGGCTGCCGGAAGAGGAGCGGGCCTTTATCTGCGCTTCCATCAGCCTGCGCGTAGAGGTTGAAAAAAAGGAGAATGCGAAAATAAAAAGGAAGTGAACAGAAAAATGAAAACGGAAATGAAAGTGAAAGGAGGGAGGAACATTGGCTACAATGATAGATTCCATCGCGATGACGAATAAAATGTCATCTGGATTTCGATCCGTAAATCAGAGCATGAGCCTGGTTTTGGATAGCTTTGGCGCCATTCGGTACGCTTCGTACAACATGATGGATAACTCTTCGTTCCAGAGCGCTCAAAACGAGATTAACAAGACAAGCATAGCTCTGGCAGGGATGGAAGAAGCTATGGACCCTGCTCCGCTGCAAGTCGCTCAAGCCGAGATCAACAAAACAAGCTCGGCATTGGCAGGAATGGAAGGGATTCTTAGTAAGATCTCATATAAAAAGGTTCTTTCCATTGCCGGACAGTTTTTTAATCTTGCAGATACGGTAGCCCAGACGACGGTGCGGCTCGATCAGATGAGGGGTAAGACGGAAACGGTGGGGGAGATTCAGCAGAAAATCTTCAATTCGGCGCAGGCGTCGAGGTCATCCTATCTCGGTACTGCCGCGGCAGTAGCAAAGATCGGTACGATGACGGGCAAGTCGTTCGGGAATACGGATGAAATCATCGCCTTTACCGAGCTGATGAACAAAAACTTTATCGTCGGCGGGGCCAGCGTCAAGGACCAAAGTGTGGCCATGGCCAAGCTCACTCAGGCCATGGCGGAGGGCAAACTCCAGGGCGAAGGGCTTCAAGCAGTTATGGGAGTTTCCCCCCTGCTTATGCAAGGCATCGAAGAGCAGATGAGAAACGCAGGCGTGAGAGGTACAATGGCCGATTGGGCGAAAGATGGCCGTTTGACGACCGACGTCATAAAAGAGGCGGCCTTTTCCATGTCCGACGAAATAGAACGACGGTTCAGTGAAACGCCGATGACCTGGGGTCAGATCTGGCAGGGGATGGTGAGTGACTTACTTATGACCATGCAGCCTCTATTGGAAGGTATCAGTTGGATCGCAAAAAATTGGGGTGATTTAGGGCCTGTTGTGTGGGGAGTAGCGGGTGCTATGGCGGCCTATGTAGTTGCATCAAACGCAGCGACTATTGCGGGAGCATGGGGCACAGTCGTTGCGGGAGCGCAGACCATTGCTTTGATGGCTCAGACTGTAGGGTATTTTCTTTTGGCTGCGGCAACCGGCGAAATGGCCTTCGCGCAGAGAGCCTTGAATACGGCGATGATGCTTTCCCCTATGAATGGGATCATTCTGGGGATAGGATTGGCAATCTTTTTTATTGCAAGATTGATACAATCAGCCGGAGGACTTAAAATGGCATGGCTGATCGCTATAACGTTTCTTGAAGGGCTTTTTGACGGCCTTTGCGCCTTTGTATTAAAGGGCATTCAGGGCATATTGAATGCGATTTTTGCGGTAAGCGATACTTTCAACTCTTTGCTGAATCGCATACTAGGAATCGAGATCCCAAAATCAGAACGTTTTACTTTTGGAGATGATGCTTGGAAGTCTTTTGAAGTCCGGCAGAAGGAACGGAAGCAAAAGATAGAAGATGCCAGAGCGGAGGCTGATGCGTCAAAAGCCAAAGAGGATGGAATGGATAGCTTCCTTAACGGCATGGGAGTTCCCTTTGAAGGTATTGCGAATAACACTGCAAATACCGCGAACAACACCAAGGCTATGGCTGATTCCATGTCGATTTCCGAAGAGGACATCAAATACCTTCGCGACATCGCGGAGCGTGAAGTCATCAACAGGTTCACCACGGCGGATTTGAGTGTGACGATGCAGACCACAGCCAACGTCAACAGTGCGCTTGACATTGACGGAGTCATATCTCAGCTTGAAAACAAGACGTATGAGATGCTGATTTCCACGGCAGAGGGGGTGTAACATGTACGAGTTTTTCTTCAATAATCTACAGTTCCCGGTGCCGCCGGAAAACCTGAAGCTGAAGATAGAGAATCAGAACGAGACCATGAACCTGATCTCG